CTAATTAATAGACGGAACAGTTACCGCTTTTTGAGCCTCACCATTCTGTGCATACGCAGTTTGCGTTTCTTTACTTGTATCGATCATCACTTGCATTGCCTCCGCAACATCTGCAAATGTCTCACAACCACACTTTGATAAAAACGCTGCTATATAATGTGGGGCTAATTGCTCTGCTATATTACTCTTCATTTTCTTCCTCACTCATTAGCTCCCAAATTACCTTATATAAAGGTAGTGTTTCGGGTTTTGTAGGTGGAATTGATGGGCCGCCGTTGCGACCAAATCTGACTGTTTGCTCTGGCTCGTTTAATTGCTCTTCTATATATACCCTTTTTCCAAACTCGAATCCGAGTAGTAGCGTGGTAAATAGAAGAAGCAGCAACAGCCATGTGTTTACTGTGATCTCGTCGTCACGTTTCAGCATAGTGAATGCCCTCCACCATCTTTAGTCCCTTTACCTTTGCAACTATCGAATAGGTCTCCTTGTACTTCATCCGTTTTCAGCTGGTTCATGGTACGAACAACTTCATATATCCACTGCACAGAATAGCCATGCTTCTTAGCTAGTTCGACGTGGTTATCTCCAGTAAACTCGCTCCAGATTTTGTTGTGCTTCAGAATTGTATCCAGTGATACGCCCTTGCAAACATAAACGTTCTCGCCCCCAAATGTATGACGAACCCGGTCTACAGCTTCACGGCCTATCTGGCCTGCTTGTTCAGCACCAACTACGTCGGCAACACCACGAGTAACAACCTCAAAGATAGCCAGCAACATACCAATACCACGTTCTGAGCCTTTACCAAATTGTTCAGCCATTACTAGACTCCTCATATCGGCCAAGCATTAAGCCTGTGAAGTTAAGAGCACTCTCAAGCTGCTCAACATTACAATTTGAAAAGTTGCTATATTTATACACAATGCGCGCCGCCTCGAACTTTTCCTCATCGTTCAGTGGCAGCTTTTTTAAATCAGGAGCTAGTTCGTTCATGTCTTTTGCCATCAGACGCGCATACCAGCTTTTTAACTGCTCAATCAGTGCATGAACCATAGGTGCGCGTAGCCACTCCAAACGCTCAATAGCTATGTTACTGTTCATACGCTTAGCTTGTGATTTACTCCAATTGAGTAGCGCGGCTTCCGAACCGTCGCGCAAATAGCCGCGATGACTCATGGCGATCCACACTTGGCGCAGCTTATCCAGCGGGGTTTTGTCTTCGGGAGCTATATCACGAGTCATAGGCGAGTTGCGGCCTTTGCCACTCTTTTTAGCCTCGACTTTAAAGCCCTTGTCTTTCATGTGAGACAGCACTTTGTTTAGCTCACCTACATTCATACCTTTGCAGCTTTCTTTTTTAGTCAGTTCGACTAAAACTTGACGATACAAATCTTCGTCCCAGCCTAAACTCGTTTTGCCTACATGTATTAATTGAATCAGTTTTGATTTTGATAAATACATAACGCCACCTTTATAGAGATTTACTAACCAATGGGATCTGAATCCATGCACCCAGCTCGTTGCGTTCATAAAACCGCACGTAGGTTTTTGTTGAGCCAAAAATAAACGCATCATCTATGGCTTGCATACCAGCCGCCCAATCGTCCGACTTGTGGCTGTAACGGTATTTACTGCGCAGCTCCATGATCTTAGCTTTGCTGTATTGGCCCTCTTTGTCGGTTTCAAACGCGTTCATTACGATGTCTTTAATTAGCTGTGCTTCATCGTCTAGCTTTTCCAGTAACCCATTCACCACACCTAAAAACAGCTCTTTTGCTATCAGGATTTCAGGGCCAAAGCTAATGTCGTCAGCAACACCAACCTTTACACGGCTTTTGCCATCATACGAGGTTAGCGTGATATTGCCTTTGGCTCCGCCAATCTCAACGTTGTAGTTGTGGGCCATCTCTGCAATAAAGTCGTTTACTTGCGAATACACACCACGTTTAAAGTGTTCATGTTCTGCGTTTAGTTGCTTTGCGCGCTGCACCAGTTCTAACACCAACGCATTTTGCGCCTTATCGTTGTCGCTCACTTTATCTGCTGGGACCTTGTAACCACTTCTATTTATATAAAATTCTTGTTCCATCACTTCTTCACCTTACTGCGTTAGTTTACGTTGAGATTCGCCATTTACTGGGCGGTGTATAGAGTGCTCTTTTCCTGCCCTAAACCCGTCGCTTATCGCATTGCCGACGTTAGCTTTTTTGCCACGCGCTGCGCAGTTGCTCCGTGCTAGGTCTGGGTAATGACGTACCTTATATGCTTCAATGAGTTGGTTCTCATTGTCTGTACGGGCAAACTGGGTAATTTGTTGGTGAACAGCGATTACCCAACCTTCAGCAAATCGATCACCTCTGGCTATTTTGGTACTGCGTTTGCAGCGGTTTGATTGCTGCTTAACATAAGCTGTCCGATCCGCTTTTAGCTTTGCCCACATAACATCCCAGCAGTAGCTAGCCAGCTCAGGCTGCGGGGCGATACCAATAAAGTGAATATCACTACTTGCGCAAAAGTTTTGGTTTACAAATGCATCCACACCAAATGCACGTTCAATCAGGTTAATAAACATGGCTTGATACTTAACTAACCGATTAGCGCCACACGTTGTTCGGCGCTCGTCTATATCAGAAAAGCCCACATCTTCAGCACTAATGCGATGTTTCTCCATTAGCGCTTGCGCTGACCGCATAGCTGCTGCGGCTTCATTTTCGTTAGTTGCAGACTTAGCCAACGCTAAACACTTTTTGATCTTGTCTAAAATGCGCTTATCCACGAGGCACCACCTGCTGAACTTTATAAAACTTTACCGAATGGCATTTAGGGCATGCACTCGATAGTAGCTCTCCTACATACACAGCGGCTTTGTCACTTTCATTGCCTACCCAACCACAATGATGATTTGCACATGCGAAACCAGGCTCGGGCGTGGCAATAGCAAATTCACGTAGCTTTTGTCCGAATACGTGGTCCCAATCTTTAACCTCAACCGAATTGTGCCGTGTCAGCATTTCTTGCATTTTGCTGTCGTCAGCCAGCAGTTTGTCGGCTTCTGCTTTGGGTAGCGTGACGTGCTTTGTGATCTTGACGTTCGCGACGCCAGTGAGTGTAATTTCTACCTTTTGACTCATAGCTACACCTTTAAAACTAATGATTCTGTGATCTGCTGCTCACCAATTTGAGCGGCGGCATTCATGGCTTTAGCAAGCCAAGTGTTTACATTGAGTGGGTACGAGCGGTCTAGCTCGGCATCATCCAATGCAATCCCGTGGCGAATGCGCCCCATACACTTGCCGCGAATCGCGCTGAGGGCATCCTCAGTAAAGATCTTGTCAGCATCTACACCAACGCGAGATAGCTTATGGCGAATATACTCGGGAACATAAATCCCTAGCGGCTGCATCTTTATTTGATTGCAGCGCCAGCTAAACTCACGAACGTGCTGGCCACTTAACTTTTTGGCAAGTTCCGACTGGCCAATCAGTACAATGCCCATCACACGCCTAAACCCGTGCGTTAACTCCCAAATACGCTTGAGTAGCTTGATCATATCAGCGCTTAAATCGTGTGCCTCATCAATTACCATTAGATGTAAATGACCGTTGTTGGCGCTTTCAATTAATGCCTCTTCTATTGCTGCATCACGCTCTTCAGCACTTGGTTTATGTTTGATTTGTAGTGCTCTACAAATAGCGGTAGAGATAGACTCTGCGGTTATTTTGCGACGGTCTAATCGTGCGGGTTGGATCAAAATCACATCAGGATGATCTTGTTGCACTTGGTGAATAAAAGTGCGGCGAATAATCGTTTTACCGCTTCCACACTCACCATAGAGTGCAATCATGCTGCCAGCGTTCGCGGCCGTTAGCATGTCTTCTAAAATAATACGGTGGGCATCAACCAAAAATAGGTCATCCTCGCTCGTTATCTCGTTTTCAAACGGGTCACGACGTAGTTTAAAAAACTTCTTTGCGTTAGCTGTTAGCATTTCAGGCTCCGGATCTTCATATTCAACTTCAGGTTGTGCGTTTTTGTTTGGCTCATACCAAGTAAACAAATCGGTTAGTTGCTCGCTGGTTGCACCGAGTTCTTTTAAATACTCTGCAATGGCTGCTTTAATCGCTTTGCTATCACAGGTTTTTGGCCAGTCGGCTTGTGTTGCTACACGGCTTAAACTAGCTTTGCTAAATTTCAGCCCTTTAGCGGCTAATGCTTTTACTACTTGGGCTTGCTTAACTCCCAGTACTTCAAACACATGGCTAAGCTTTGTTATTTTCAACTGCTATCTCGCTATCTTCAGCACTGGAGTCTCCGCAATTCCTAGGTGCAACTGTTCAACAACCGCTGACACTTCCGTTTCAGCAATACTTTGGCCATGCAGCCAATCAATTTCGTTAGGACGCAGGGGCCTACCCAAACGCTGTGCTACAACCATGCGTAAATCGAGCGAGTCCAACACTTTGCCTTTGCGCGAGCCTTCGGCGACTTGCTTAGCAATCGGATTGTCTGGCTCAATAGTTTCTCCTTTAGGCGCAATGCGGGTGTCGTGCTCAACATTTTTGAGGTGTGTGTGAGCGACCAAAGCGCCCCCAAATGGAGCTAGCTTTTTCTTCTTAGCCTGCTTGATTTCTGCATCACTGAGATTTTCAAAAGCGAGCCTATCCGCTGCTTTAGCTGCGCTTTGAGTCGCCGTGTCTTTGTTTTGGATGTGTTCTTCACCAATTACAGGGGCATCTAACCTAAAGCCATCTTCACCAACATCTGCTGGTTGAACTTGGTGATACACCACTTCATCAAGGGGGGTTGTAACACCTACTAATAAATCCGGCGTATCACCCACAATAATTGGACTAACCGAAACCGTGATCCCGTTACGTACATGCTCCAGTTCACTAACGTCATAGCGGTGCTGCTGTTTGGTACGTGGGTGAACATAAGTGATCTCCAGATCACCGTTCACCTTCCGTGTTTCACCTGTTTTGGTCAGTAGTAGTCTGCAAACTTGCTCATCTGGCAGCATGCGCAGGTAGTCGCGGTTTTGTGGTTGGTATATGGTTAGCCATACATCGGAACGTGCTTGTTTGTGCCGACTATGCTTGCAGTTCATGCCAGGTATTTTGTTGGCGTTAAATGCCTCTTGCCATGCCCATACCGACTCGTTTAGCTCGTCAACACTGCTAACCGGTTCAAACAAAATGCGGCTTTCAAATTGCTTTTCAACAATGTTGTTTGCCACTTCCACAGCCCCTTTAGCGCGGGGGTTACCAGCCTCATGGGGTATGTTTTTAACTTTGAGTGCATCTAATACATTGGTAATTGCTTTACCTGTGTTGGCACTGCCTTTATCCCACAACAGAATTTGTGGCACGCCCATAAATGGCGAGCCTTCGTGTTGCTTCCAACACCACATTAAAAAGTCGAACATATTGGCTTGCGTTTCACCCGCTGACTCGTAATAACGCACGCGGATCATGCCGCTATTGTGGTCAACCAATACGTAACGCCACACTCGTAAGTGCTTTATGCGCTCTAAGTTCTCTGGCTTATTTGCGTAAAACTCAGAGTCATTTGCGTAACGCTGCACTTTGCCTTTTTTACCTGGCGGGTAATAAAGCAAACAATAACTAGGGTCTACTTGATGTACATGATTAGGCGCTAAACTGCGCATTTGAACATGCGGTGTTGCTCTATCTAACGCGCTAACTGAGGCATTACGTTTAGCTAGTACACGGCTGATCTGGCTTGTACTTAAGCAGGCATAGCCATTAGCAACCAAGATTGATTTAGCCGTGGTAACATCCATGATCCGCTTACCATTATCACGTACCCCTTGGTTTAAAATGGCCACCAGCATATTCAAGGCTTCATCGTCCATCGCTGTTGTGCCTGCATCACTGCGTTTAGCCTTGCCACTTTGCCAACCTAGCTTTTTGAGTTTGCGATATAGCGCGTCTTTGCTTAGGCCCAGTGTTTCACACGCCTTTTCGCGGATTGTGCCTTTTTGGCCGTGACCTGCGTTGTCTAGCTGCTCTGCCCAGTACTCTAAAGATAATGCGTTCATTCCATCACCTCCGTGCCTTCAAAGCCCATTTCTGCCAGCCACTCACCACTGGGGCGCGCATCGTCTAAGTCGCCATAGGTGCGGTGTATCTCGTTCCACACGCCAGCCAGCTGAGTTAGTAAAATTTTGCTGTCAGCGTAAAATGCGGATTTAGCGGCATCATAGGTTTTATCATCAATCTTTACCGTCTCTAGTTGCTCACTAAGCACCAACATTTGGTTAAACCCTTCACGCACTTGGTTTTGGGTTTTAGCCAATGCCTCAAAAAATGACTTGGCTTCGCCTTTCCAGCGTTCGGCACTAAACTTTTTGCTTTCTAAGTCGGTTTTAAGCTTGATGATTTCTTCTTCTTTTTTGGATGAAGAATCACGAGACACTTTGAGCATGCGCTCGGTTGCGTCCAGCTCCTGTGCTAACTTGTCTTTCTCTTTGGCATGCTTGGCTTTGAGTTCATCGATTAGCTCTTTTACGGCTTCTTTATCACCTGCTTCAACGGCATCTGATTCAATAACCAATGTTTGATCTTCTTCAGGTAATTGACGTAAGGCTCTTAAGTCCCGATAACCAAGCTGCATACGTTGTGACTGCTCGAAGAACTCTTCTCCGAATTGTTGAAGATTCACTAATCGGTCATCAATAGTGCGTCTTGCCACACCCAACTTGTGAGTACAGTACTCATCCCAAGTGGCGACAGTCGCCACTTTTCCACTTTCATCAGAATAGGCTAGCCCTTTATATGCTTTGGTTTCTTTAGCTTTTTGGAGTAAGCGTAAACTGGCGACAGTCGCCAGTTTTTGTATAAAGTCAAAAGCCTGTATTTGACCTAACTCAACTAATACTTGCTCTTTTGAAGCAAGTAAGTCTTTCCCGTCAACTAGTGCTTTCTCAACCGTCGGTGTTATATCTTTCTCGCTCATAACTACCTCAAAATACTGTAGTTGTTGTACTCTTGCTGTAAGTTGCGCAGTACGTTTTTCATGTTGTGGTCTACCGTGTTACTCAGCTGCACTGGCTTTTTATGTAAGCGCCAGCGCTTTTCATTCCCCGGTAGACGCTCAGCCCATCCCGCATGTGCCAAATTTGCCAATATGCGCGTTACATCTGCTGGACTAGTGTCTAACTCCTGGGCCAGCTGCTTTGGCTCAACACCATCCAGCTCTTTACCCGCCATCAACTCAACCGCTGCCAGTACACGTTGCACTTGTGCTGATATGTATTGGCTCATGCTGACACTCTCTTAATGGGCTTCATTGGTTTTCTAACTGGGTTGTTAAAATCACTCACGCAACTGGGGCACACAACATCGATATCAAACGCCTCACTTTGAACATGACGCCATCCAATATGATTTGCAGCTTGCAGCCATGCGCTTTTAGTTACCGCCTGCTTTGCTTGCTCAATTCGTTTACAACAATTGCACTGAATTAAAGGGCGGTTGTTGTGTACGCTTATATGCTCAGCGCTAACGGGTTTGGTTAATAAGCTCATGCGTTCTCTCCTTGTGGTTTTCCGTGTGCCAGTGCTTTTAGCTGCTCCATACTCATTAGCAGCACAGTTTTACCTGCATGCTTACCAATACAAATACTTGTATTTTGCTCTGGTTGGCGTTTTTTAGGCGCAACTTGGTCTTTGATAGTCATACTATTTGCTCCTAAATCAGGGTTTGTTGTGGGTCGTCGAGCCTTTCAGCTTCGAGCTTGTGATAGGCAAGATCTTGCATAAGTAAAACAATTTGGTCGGCTACGTGCTGGGCGTTACCGTTGCCTTCTTCTAGTTGCATCACCATGCCAATCACTTGGTTTGCAAACTGATTCAGGTGGTTAATGGTGGGCATGCTAGGCTTTTTACCTTTGGGCATATCAACAATAAGTTTGTCTAGACTATGCGCCATATATTGGAGTGGGTACTCTCTACCTGTTGCTGCCATGTATGGTATTAGCAAGCTTGCTGGCATATCGCCATTACCAAGATGTTTATAGAGCATATCGTTACTAACCCCCGTTCTATCAGCAATGCGTGGCACGCTCATATTGCGTGTTGCTTGAGCATGCTCTTTACAAAGTTGTAGGGACTCTTGAAGGCTACGAGCGACAACTCGATTCCATTGGCGGCGTTTTGTTTTAGTAGTCATAGCAACCTCCTTTTTGCAAGCGAGGTGCAGCAAATAGTCCATTCCAAAAAGAAAGAATTTTTGGAACTTCCAAATAGAGGATCTTACTGGCTAGAATTTGATCATCACGTAAACGGGAGATCAAACCATGCAAACCGACTTTATTACTTACCAGTTTAAAAATCTGCTTGAATGGCTGTGTATTGACGATAAACCTTGTGCCGCTGTGCACTGCGCGAGCGCTAAAGAACTGCGTCAACTTATTGTTGAACTTGGCAGCTATACGCATATTGAGCGCAGAGTGGTGGTTAATCGCTTGTACCAACAACAAAACACGGCTTTGTTGGCGCTGATAGCATTGTGCTATGTACGGGCTAATTATGTGCATTGTGTGGCTCCTGTAAGTTCGGTAACTCAGTTATTAGTAAAGTGGTTACTTAGCCCTTACGACGCCAAGAGTTGCTTAAGCTGCTCTACACTTTGTTTGCGGTCTTCTCCCTTTAATACGGTAGGGGCCTCGTAAAAATCCGTTTTAGGAAATACAACATTGAGGGGCTTATTGATGATTTTACAAATTGCAGCGGCAATACGGCGGGATTGAGTATGACCACAAACCACACCAGAAACAGTTGCTAGGTTCACGCCTAAAGCATCTGCAACCATTGATAGTGTATAGCCTTCGTGTGCGATGGCTTCTTTAATTTCCGTTGATTTCATAGTACTCTACCTTTTTGAATAAAACCCTTTCTAAAGTGTTTTGGCGAACGGTTAGCAAAGGGTTTGGTTAAATGTTGAGTTGATTATTGTGCAGATATCTGCACATGTCAATATATTTATGGCGGATATCTGCACATGATTGGAACTCGTCTAAAAGAAGAGCGTGAAAAATTGGGAATGAACCAAGAGAGCTTTGCCGCAATTGCAGGCGCAAAAAGACGAACTTTGGTTGACTGGGAGAAAGGCTCAACATCACCTACAGCGGTTCAACTAGCTGCATTTGCTGAGTTTGGAGTGGATATCCAGTACGTACTGACAGGTAATAAAAACCACGGAAATTATTCTGAAACTCAGATATTGGAAGGAATGACCTCATTTTTGTTTGATACAGCTGAGCTTGGTTGGGTTACCAAATCAAGGGAAACCCCTTTTAATACAGTATTGAACTTCGCTTTGTATTCGATAAAGAAGGCAGCTGGCGAGGATGTGGATTTTAAAGATATGCCTGAAATATCGGTAAAATCTAAAGAGGGTTAACTCTCTTTAGATTTTTAATTTGATAACGTTGTATTGAGAAACTTCTAATTCAACCTGTGCTTCATAGTCCCTGTAATAATCTTCAACTTCTTTCTTCCAGTCGAGCAATGCATTATACCTATGATCGTTATTTACCATTTTATTGATCATTGGTTTTTTTACTAAAATGTTGTGTGCCCTAATTTGAAAGTCACGCTGCACACGCTTTTCGATAAGCTTCCGAACGCGGTCTTCGGGCGTTGATTTATATTTAAAAAGCTGGCACACAAGGTACGTAATGAATACAAACAATATACATATGTATGAAACAGCGAACATTACGTGGTCCCCCTTTTAAGATTGAAAGATTCGATGGCTTTACAAACGATGGGAACTGCTAAAATTAAGCTATTGGCGAGGTTGCCTGTATTGACTCCCAGTGTATAAGCTTCTCCTAGCAAATAAGTCTGCCATACTACTCCATCAAGGTAAGTTAGTATTTGGAGAATAGCTAACATAGCTAAGCATATTGAAATACTAAAAGCTTCAAAATCAATCTTTATCTTTAGTGACTTATGGCAAAAGATGATTAATGCAATACACAAAACATCAATTGTGGCCCAAGAACCAAACCAATAAAATAGGTTTCCAGGCTCAGTTGCGATGGCCCAGAGCTTTTCTTCAAATTGAAGATTAAACAATTGAGCTGTACACCAAACAGCAGCGACAATAAAGTATGACTGGCTACCCTTGCCCATAAACAACACAACAAACGGCAATGATATTGAAACTAACCATAACCAACTATTTAATTGGTTTAGTAGTTCAGAATAGCCAGCCAACATTATACTTCTCCCTAGTACTCGTTAAATCTGTGTTTCTAAAATACGTTAGAAACAATCACTGACTCGACGAATGCATTACTTTCTACAGTTTTCTTTTTTGGGTATTCAATCGGGTTATTACCACTCCCATTGCCACCTACAACCTTTGCTAAGTCAGCTGATGATAGTGATTTTTGTGTATTTTTTTGGTTCTTCATGGTTTTGCTCCTTTGAAATAGAGCACACAGCATAGCAGCAAAATTGAGAAATAATCTTTAACTTAGATTAAAAATGGGAACGGATGCCGTGGCTGTCCGTGCTACGTTACTACTGGTTACTCAATCCATTAACTCAACTATAACATTTGCCAAATGTTAGGCAAACAGTTTTGTGTTTATTTTCGGAATAATTGTAATGATTTGCGACAGAGCGCACGAATTTAGCGTTACTCTTTGAAAGTGGACCAGGATTCGTTGTGAAAAAAACACCAGATATCTGGTTATTTATTGATACCTTATGTTAACAAATTTACTTAAAAGCCTTTTTACTTATCGGTTTTTTCGCTTATATTAAAAAGCCAACCTAACTAAGGATAGTTTTATGAAATTAATGATGATCCCACTTATTCTTTGCGTCAGTAGTTCTACCCTTGCGTTTGAAGTCTACAAATGCGACGTAGATGGTGTAATAACATATAGTGATAGGCCATGTGCTAAAGATGCTGAAAAAGTAAAAGTAAGAAGTAACGCACCAAGCACTAGGCCATCGCCTGACAAATTGGTTGAAGAATGCCTCGCTTACGTCAAAGAAAATCGTGCTTGGAAAGATCCTGACTCGGTACAACTTGTTAGCTATAGAAAAATATGGACACATGACAGCAGTGGAGCAAGACAAGTGCTTAGATTGGAGGTCAAAGCAAAAAACAGTTATGGGGCCTATGACGGCACAACGCATTCCTCTTGTTTCTTAAATCACAGTGGCACTGGCTTAAGTAGCGTGCAAGAGCTGCTGTAATTTTTTAATCCAGTTTAAAATACACTCACCAACGCTATTGGCACTCTATCAGCACAGCCTGATGGAGATGCCAAATGATCACACCTCAACAACTCGAACATTACCGCCAACTACCCAATATTGCCGCTGCGTTGCGTGGCTACAGTGATGCGTTTAGCCGTAGCGTATTAACCATTTTGTATTTAGAGGGCGGCTTGCGTGACGATGGCGGCCTAAACGATGTTGCGTCTGACCGTGGCGGCCTAACTAAATTTGGCATTAGCCAGCTCGCATACCCTCGACTCGATATCGCCAACCTCACCATTGACCATGCTATACGACTGTACTATCGCGACTATTGGGAGCCGATGCACTGCGATGAGTTAAACAGCGGCGTAGCACTCATGCTCTTGGATGGCTCCGTACAACATGGACTAAGCGGCATTACACGAATAGTACAACGCATTGCAGATGCTGAGGTGGATGGCGTATTTGGCTCACGTACACTCAAAAAATGTCAGTCAATTTTACCTAACCTGTTTATTAGCCAGCTGATCAGCCGCCGCGCCCGTAAATATGCGCGCATTTGCCTAGATGACAATAGCCAAATCCCTAACCTAAATGGTTGGATGAACCGCCTAAGCCACATTACCGAACGCTGTTATGCCGAGGTGTACCGTGGGGCGTAACTGGGAGTGGAGCTATAAACAAGGCCGCATAAAACGATTAAAGGCTGAGGTTGCCGCACACCAGAACGGCGAGCCATTTGATGCCAACCAAATACCGCTGCACAGCTACGACGGCACGATGCAGTCCAAATTCAAACGTGGTTGGCAGTCTGTTTGTGAGACAGATATCCAGTGCCGACTAAACGGCCATAACACCTATCAACAAGTGCGACAGCGCCTTGCTGAGACATTTGGAGCGCGCCATGAGTGATTGGGTAAGACTAGGCACAGTGGTTAGCAATCTATTGGATGATGTTTTTACATCCGATGAAGAGCGGCAACAGCTTGCTAATGAACTTGCAAAAATCGACAACCAGCGCCATGCGCAGGTATTGGCCCTTGAGGGCAGAATTGTTGAGCTACAAGGGCAAGTGCTGGCTGCGCAATCTCAAATTATTACCGCTGAAGCCAAAGGCGAAAGCCGCCTGCAACGCTGCTGGCGACCTATCACCATGCTGACGTTCTTGGTGCTCATTGTGCTGGACTCTTTCGGCGTGCTGGCGTTTAGGCTCAGCGAGCAAGCGTGGGAACTGCTACAGCTCGGCATTGGCGGCTATGTAATTGGGCGCACCGTTGAGAAAGCCGCCCCGGGTGTTAAAAGCATGGCTGCTTCAGCCATTCAAAATCTAAGGAAACCAAAAGATGGACATCGCTGATAAAGCGCAGCAAATCATTGATGAGTCAATGAGCCGCAAACTAGCGGAGCACAGTAAACAATTTGCAGGCGCTGACGTAGACCTAGATGAATGCATCGAGTGCGGCATTGAAATACCACAGGCCAGAAAGGCTGCCATTCACAACTGTACAACCTGTGTTGATTGCCAATCGCTGATTGAGCGCAGACAACGAGTAAATGGAGTTTAACCATGTATGAGTTTTTTCAAAAATGGCAAACCGTGATTGTGTGGGCGCTCGGTGTGATGGGTGTATTCATCATGGCATTTTTGTATGTACGGTTCCCCTCACGCAAAGAATTTAACAGCTATAAATCGGCCGCCCAGCAACAGGTTAGCGACACGCAAACAAACGTGCAAAACCAGCTCAGCAAACATAAAACCGAGTTACACGAGCAGCTGGGGGCGCACAAAAGCGAACTGCAAGAACAGCTAGCGGAAGTAAAACGTGCGGTGAGTGATGATGTGCGAGAGCTTGAACGACGCATTGAGAAAATGCCTACAACCGACGACTTACACGACCTTGAGCTAAAAATTGAGCGACTAAACACCAACATTGAATCGGTAAAGCCGGGGCTGAGTAATGTGCAAAAGCTCACAGATTTGCTGATGGAAAACGAACTAAGAGAGAAACGCAATGGCGATGCATGAAGTACAAGCTGAACACCAACGGATCAGTATTTTGATTGCGCTTAAAGAGTCTGCGGACTATGGCGCAAACACTAGCATGTTGCGAGATGTGCTGAAGCGCTTTGGCCTCGGCTGTAGCCTCGACCAGCTTAAAACCCTGCTGAATTGGCTGGAACAAAACGGCTACATTAAAAACGAAAAGCTCAGCGAGAATACATGGGTTGCACGCATTACGAGCGCTGGCATTGATGTAGCTGAAGGCACCAGCACAGTACCAGGCATTAAACGCCCAGCACCTCGGAGTTTATAGCTATGAGTGATGCTGTACGCAGAGGCAAACCCAGTAAGATTGACGCTTTGCCGGACGAGATAAAAAAGCGGCTTGATGAAATGCTACGCGATAGTGGCAATTCACAAGCTGATATTTTGGTTGCTGTAAATCAGCTGATCCTCGATGCGGGCATGGATGAGGAGGCGACTATTTCGCGCAGTGGCCTAAGTCGCCATGCACAAAAGACGGAAGCTATAGGTAAACAACTGCGTGAAACGCAAGCCGCGACCAAAGCACTGGTTGCAGAACTGGGCGACAAGCCGATGGGCGAAACGTCAAAACTCATTTTAGAAATGGGCCGAACTCAGTTGTTTAAAGCCATGCAACGCCAGTTGATGAACCCCGACGAAGACGCCGACATAGATATTGGTGAAATCAAAGAAGTAATGCGCTCAACCAAGTGGCTAGAAGAAACCGCCATGAAAGTGCATCAACGTGAAAAAGATATACGTAAAGCGTTCGCTGAAGAAGCAGCCGCAAAGGTTGAAGAAAGCGCCATACAGGCGGGCCTAACCGCTGAGGGTGCTCAGCTCATTAAAAACCAAATATTGGGTATTGCGTAATGGCTGATATTGTTGATAAAACGAAGCGCATTCAAGCTGAAGAACTAGAGCATGTTGCAGAGATTGCGCTATCTGATTTACAGCAAAAATTAGAGCAATGCGACGAGTATGAAAAAAAATTCGGCCTGCCGATATTCATACCATTTGATCCTAACGAGCTACTACTAGGCTATCAAAAGCGCTGGATAGCTGATCAATCACCACTAAAAATTGCAGAAAAGAGTCGCCGTACAGGTATTACATGGGCTGAGGCTGCCGACGCTGTGCTAGAAGCCAGTAAAAGCAAAGATGCCCAAGGTACTAACCATTTTTATGTTGGCTCGAACAAAGAAATGGCCCGCGAGTTTATTGAAGCGGCGGCCATGTGGGCCAAAGCATTTAACAAGGCTGCTGGTGATATTCAAGAAGAGTTGTTTATTGACGACGGCCAAGACGGCAAAGAGATCTTAACCTTTGTTATTTACTTTGCCAGTGGCTTTAAAATCCAAGCGCTCAGCTCTAACCCCGCAAACTTGCGTGGTATGCAAGGTAACGTAACCATTGACGAAGCTGCATTCCATGACCGACTAGCGGAAGTATTAAAGGCCGCACTCGCACTCACCATGTGGGGCGCTAAAGTGCGTTTGATCAGCACGCACAATGGCGTAGACAACCTATTCAATGAGTTAATTCAAGATAGCCGCGCGGGTAAAAAACGCTACTCAGTGCATACCATTACCCTAGCTGACGCGTGCAAAGAAGGGCTATATCAACGTATTTGTCAGCGTCAGAAAAAGAAATGGACACGAGAAGCCGAGAGCAAGTGGATTGATGACTTACTCAATGACACAGCCAGTCAAGAAGATGCCCGGGAAGAGTATTTTTGTGAGCCGAAAAAAGGCGGTGGTGCCTACATTGGCCGCACCTTGATTGAAGCGGCGATGGTGAACACCATCCCAATTTTACGCCTTGAAGCCCCTAGCGATTTTATGGGCTGGCCTGAAGCCCGCCGCCAACAGTTTATTGATGACTGGATAGCCGAGCAGTTAGACCCTGAACTGAACAAACTTAACCCCGAGCTAAACCACAGCTTTGGGGAAGACTTCGCCCGCAGTGGGGATTTATCGGTGTTTGTGCCTCTCGAAATCAGTAAAGCATTGGCTAAACGCGTGCCGTTCGTGGTTGAGCTAACTAACCTAACTTACGATGCCCAGCGTTACATTATGCTTTACCTCACCCAGCGCTTGCCGCGTTTACAAGGTTTAGCGTTTGACGCCACGGGTAACGGTGGCTACTTGGCCGAAGCCGCAGCACTGCATTACGGCACAGAAATGGTTGAGCAAGTCATGCTTAACGACAATTGGTACAGGGAGTGGATGCCCAAGCTAAAAGCCGAGTTTGAAGACCAAAACATACTCATCCCTAAGCACCAAGACATCTTGGGCGACATGCAAAAAATCTCGGTGCGTAACGGCACCCCAAAAATTGATAAAGGCTCAGAAAAAGGCAGTGACGGCCGCCAGCGCCACGGCGACTTTGCGGTGGGTTTAGCCATGGCCAACCGCGCCAGTTGGATGGATGGCAGCGCCATTGAGTTTACCCCGCTACCAAGCAAAAGTGGCAGCAACGACTTTAACTACGACGACCTAGGCAGTTTTCAGGGCGCGGGGTGCTGGTAATGCGCTGGCGTATCAAGTTCGAATATGCCTTTACCATCGATAGCGACTTTATCGATATTGAAGCCCCAAGCTATGAAGCCGCAGAGCGCTACACCCTTGACCTCGATGTATACGTGGTATCAATCAAACCTATTTTGCGAGTAAAACTATGCTAGTAGACATTAATGGCGATCCGCTATCAGTTAATAAACTAGATAAAAATCAAACCGAAGACAATGCCCAAGTGGGCATGTTGCTTAGGCAATATGCTGAACACCCAACGCAAGGACTAACCCCTGCAAAGCTGGCCAGCTTGCTGAAAGAAGCGGAAGAAGGCAATTTGGCTGCGATGGCCGACTTGGCCAAAGATGTTGAGGACAAAGACGGCCACATAAGCTGCGAACTGGGTAAACGCCGCCGCGCTGTGCTTGGGTTTGATTGGAAAATTAAGCCCCCTCGTAATGCCTCAACCGCTGAAAAGCGCGACGCAGAAATGATCGCCGAGGTCTTAGAGGATGCGACTTGGTTTACGGATTTTAAATTTGATTTAACAGACGCCATGCTAAAAGGCTTTTGTGCCAACGAGTTGCAATGGGACTACATCGAGAAGCAGCAGTTGATCACAGGTTACGCATACCGAGACCAAAACATATTTAAAACCCACCCCGCAGACTTTAATCGCATTATGCTTAATGACAGCAGCGACGAAGGCGAAGCGTTGAATCCATTTGGCTGGGCGCTGCATATTCATAAATCTAAGAGTGGCTATGTGCATCGTGCAGGTTTGCTGTCAGTACTTGCTTGGCCATTCCTATTTAAGAATTTTAGCGTACGAGACTTAGCGGAGTTTTTAGAGATTTATGGCTTACCTGTGCGAGTGGGCAAATACCCCAGTGGCGCAACCGATGCAGAGAAAGCCACGCTTCTGCGCGCAGTGATGGCAATTGGCCATAACGCTGGCGGTATCATACCGCGTGGAATGGAAATTGATTTTCAAAGTGCAGCTAACGGCCAAGCAGATCCGTTTGAAAGTATGATCCGGTGGTGTGAACTAACTCAGTCTAAAGCGGTGTTAGGCGGCACGCTGACAAGCCAAGCGGACGGTAAAACCAGCACAAATGCCCTTGGTAGTGTCCACCAGGAAGTAAAAGAGGACATCACACTTAGCGATTTACACCAGCTTGAGCAGACCATAAACCGCGATGTGATCTACCCTATGTACGCACTGAATGGCAAATCGTACAACGGTAATCGCCGGTTGCCACGTTTTGAGTTTGATACCTCGACTAGTGATGAAATGCGCGATCTAGCTTATCCGCTGCGCTCGCTTGTGAGCCTTGGAATGCAGATCCCTAAAACATGGGTGCATGAGCGTTTGAACATACCTGAGCCAAGCGAAGGCGAAGCGGTGTTGGAAGTGCCAAGCGAGCCGATGCCTGGCAATAACACCGCTGCACTCAATACAGCAGTGGCCGCACTTAATGCGGAATACCAAACACGCAGCACGCAAACAGAGCTAGATACTGCCATTGATGCAATCACCAGTGGCGATATGCGCGAAGAGTACAAAGCAACACTGCAACCGCTGCTAGATAAACTTAACCAAAGTGAAGAACTGGCAGCTATTGAGCTTGCCGAGCTTTATCCCACAATCGACCAAGGCCAACTAACCGAAATGCTCACCAAGCTGATTTTTGTGAGTGAGATTTGGGGCATGATCAATGATTGATCTCAGTATTGCTTTTAATAAACCGCCTGCGGATGCTGTGGCGTACTTTAAATCTAAAGGCTACACCGTCAGCGATGAATGGCACGATGTGCTGACTACGGCGCATGCCAAAGCATTTACTGTGGCGCGGGTGCAAAGCATGGAAGTACTAGAGGCCATACGCAAGTACACCGACAGGGCGCTTGCTGAAGGCTTAACGGCAAAGCAATTTAGAGATCAGCTAACGCCCGAGCTGCAAAAGCTTGGTTGGTGGGGAAAAACCAAGAATGAGCAAGGTGATAGCGTTCAACTGGGCAGCCCCTATCGCTTAAATAATATTTACCGCACCAATCTACAAACCGCCTATATGAGTGGCCGCTATCGCCGCATGTTGGCTCGCAGTAAAACGCATCCGTATTGGCAGTATGTTGCTATTGATGATGCACAAACACGGCCTGAACATAGGCTGCTGCATGGCAAGGTCTTTCGATTTGATGACCCCATTTGGCAAACCATATTCCCGCCCAATGGCTGGGGTTGTCGCTGTCGCGTTCGTGCGCTCACGGCAGAGCAAGTAAAAGCGCGTGGCTTAACCGTAGAAGACGGTAGCGGCTATGTACAGCAATTTGATGCAGAGATTGTGAGCCGCGAATCTGGCGAAGTTAAAACCACTGAGCACGCTAGGATTAAACTGCCTAGTGGTGATGTGATGACGCCAGATGTGGGCTGGGCCTATTCGCCTGGCCAATCAGCCTTTGGCACCGATGTCGCCGTGGCACAGAAGCTAGGCAAAGTGGAAAGCACACAGCTACGCGCTGAAACTATCCAAGCACTCAACAATAGTGATGAACGGGCTAAAGCATTTGAGCTGTGGACGCGTAAAAGCATTGAGCGTATAGAGCAGTATCAAGCAGCAAAACTTGCTGGCGATACTGCTGGGCTTAGAGCGTTTGGCCCACGGCCACAACATAAAACGGTGGTGTCATTTCTCAATGATGACATTCGCCAAAAGCTTAAAGATAAGGGCATTGATGCGGCCCGTACTTTGATTTTATCTGAGCGCGCGCTGGCTCATGCGCATAGCGAGAAACACCAAGCAAACGGTACAGCTTTAGCGCTAAAGGCCTATACAGAGTTAAGCACTTTGATGAATGATCCAAAAGCTCAAGTACTATGGGAACGTGAACGCAACGAACTGCTTTATGTGAAGCGTGAGGGTGAAGAGTCAATTAAGGTTGTGGTGCGTTATCAGGGTAAAGGAATTGAGTTAGACACATTAATTAATGCACTAAAGGTTAAGACACACACCATTGATGCAGCTATTAGCGGTGGATTGTATGAGGTATGGCGGTAGGGTGAGAATCGAACTCACATCACTGTCAGACAGCCCCTTACCTATCGGGGTACACCACCGCCACAAACAATTATTACCCAACGACTCGGTGATTACAATATGACCACTAGAATTGAAATTCTCACAAGCGGTGATGCAACTAAGGTGCTTGAACAAATAGCACAGCGCTTTAACGACCTGAGCGACCCAATGAATGAGATAGCCGCCATCATGGAAGGCGCAACGGAAGATGCATTTGCAGAAGAGCGCAGCCCTGTAACAGGCATCGCATGGCCAGCGCTTAGTGAAAACTACCTAAAACAAAACCCCAAACGTGTTGGCGGGCAAATGCTACAGGTAAGTGCTGGCGGCTTAGCATCAAGCATTACCGCAGATAGCGGCGCGTTCTGGGCGCAGATTAGTAGTAACAAACCTTACGCTGCTATTCATAACTTTGGCGGCTTGCCAGAAATGGCACCAGGGCCTGCCGCGATAGACCAGCGGCAATATCTGGGAGTAAGCCCCGATGAGGAATCCGATATTCTAGCCGTGTTGAGTCACTATTTTACCGAAAACTAAAAAACGCCTCAGAAGCCCTCTGAGGCGTTTTTACATGTTCAAGTGCTAGCGTTGGGTGTTGCGTAGTGTAATATGGCTGTTAAGGGCGTTTCGAAACGTTTCTAAGTTGGCTTGATGGAATATTACTGCTAAATTAAATTCTCAATACAGTTGAGCCTAAAGGAATTAAAATAATGCTAGATAAACAAAGTTTTTTAAGTCAATACGATGAGCTTATTGAAAAAGAGCTAAATGAAACAATTGAGATTATAGAGAAGAGCTTAACTAAAGAAGGTTTTTTCTCGGGAAATATTACGTTTGAAAAGCACGTACCTTACGGTGTTGCTAAAAAAGTAATGGAAGAAGTTGAAAAGCATGTAAAGAGTGAGGCTTGGTCCATCTCGTATAACAATGAAGTAGGTAAAAACTTCTTCGCGGTCGAAGTTAGTTAACCGTTTTAGTTTTGATGAGCTATTAAAACGACTTTTAGCCTCTTTAGCATCGAACAAAGCCCCCAGTTTGATGCTTTTTAATGGAACTACCATAGCAAAATTTCTAATCATGTAATGCTTATCTAACTTGGTCAATATAACTTTTATAGTGTTAGATTAAGCTATTAAGGATAGTAATGGATATCAAGAATAATCAAAGTAGCTCACTTACTGAAGAAGAAAAAGCTGCAAAGAAACTTGAGAAACTCGAGAAAAAACGCCAGCAGCTACTCAATGATTTATCAAATTGTAATTTAAATACTTTAGAACAAAGAGTTGCCTGGCTGCTGAACCATAAACCTGAGACAAGAAACTCTGATGTTACCTTACAAGTTGAATACTGGAAGGCATTTGAGAGTGACTTGGTTGGAGGCTCTTATATTGATCTGAATAATTATAAGCAAGCCACGAGATTACCAAGTATTGCAAGAAGTCGGGCTCATATCCAAAATGACCACAATTTATTTCTGGCTTCTGAAGAAGTTAGAAAGCGGCGAGGAAAGTTAGAAGAAGACAAAAGATCTGATGTAATAGTCCGTGATAAACCATCTAAGTCATACAGTGTTTTTGCTGACGAAAGTGGCAAAACAGATACCTATCTCATCGTTGGTAGCCTATGGATACTAAATGGAATAGGAACAAGAAAATTAATAGATGCAATTGCAAAGTTTAGAAATGAGAAAAACTTAACTAGCGAATTTCACTTCAAGCGCATTGATAAAAATAATCTTCAGCTCCACCTTGAGTTTCTTAGTCTACTCAAAGAACACTCTTCGACTTTCAGTTTTAAGGCGCTTCATGTTGAAAGGAAAGGTATAAAGAATGTCGACCAAGCCTTAAATCAACTTTTCTTTAATTTATTATGCCTTGGAGTTGAACATGAAAACTCAACAGGCAGAGCACCATTACCTAGATCTCTTTCTTTCGACAAAGACATGGCAAGTGAGGGACCTGATAAATTAATGCTCGCCGATTTAAAGGAAAAACTGCGCATACATTCAGCAACCAAATACAATGATGACCTATATCTAGATGAGTTTCGCTCTGTAGACTCAAAGGATCTGCATTTCATGCAAATCGCAGATTTATTCACTAGCAGTATAAATCGAATCTTAAATACTGCAGGAGATGGCCCAAAAGATATTTTTGCAAATGCCTTCTTATCAGAGTTCGGAATGAGTTCAAGATCAAACTCAATTGAACTGCTGGGTGATTGTACTTCAATTTTGGACATGATTTAAAGTTGAGGTATACGAAACCAAGCCTTAAGGCTGATAGAAGAACTCTACTCAATAAGTTTTTTAATCCAGTTTAAAATACACTTCCAACCCAATTCCACATACTGGCACCAAGACAAACGTTTTAGTGCCAGAACATGCAAAATACCTCAACGCAACAAACCATAAACTGCCAGCACAAGCAATCACACATGGAGGTGACTTCTGTTGCTGTGTGTAATACACAAGCGCAGCACTTTGGCCTTGCGGTATGTAGCTTGGCAAGCGAACCTGAAGAAAGTGGTATTAGCCCTCGTGTGCTGCTTATGCCTGATGGGGCATTCTCTGGCCATGACGGTAGACCATTTGAAGTACCTGGCAACAAATGGCTAATGGATGAAACGGCGTTTAATAATCTTAAAACCGCTGCCCTTAGCCGTGCTAACGATTACCTCTTTGATTACGACCACCAAACCCTATTTAAAGCACAGAACGGCCAACCTGCACCAGCGGCTGGTTGGTTTGCATCTGACAGTTTGGAATATGTGCCAGGCGAAGGCGTGTATGCCAAGAACGTAAAGTGGACTACGGCGGCACTGAGTGCGCTGCGCAATAAAGAGTACCGCTACGTTAGCCCCGTGTTTGCTTACGACAAGTCTACAGGTCGCCCATTCAAATTACTTCACGTTGCCTTAACCAATGACCCCGCAGTACTGGGCATGGAAGAGGTAGCAGTGTTAAACCTGCAATACTCCTCAGGAGCACCCAAGATGAACGAAGCCCAGCAACTCCTCGCTGCGCTTGGCATTACCGTAGACGGTGATGTTACCAGCGAGCATATCGAAAAAGGCAAAGCGGCCATTACCGAGCTGAAAAGCAAGGCCGACGGCGCAGAAGGTAAAGACAAGCAAATTGCTGCCTTGAACACACAAATTCAACAAGCCACGTCGAATACTAAAGTGGACTTAACCAAGTTTGTGCCAGTTGATGTACACAACGCACTACGTGGCGAACTGGCCGCACTCAATAGCCAGCACCAAGGGGTGACTATTGAGACCGCTATTGATAAAGCCAAAGCTGAGGGCCGCGTGATTGCCGCCGAGATTGATTACCTCAAACAACTTGGTGAGCAAAGCGGACTTGCCGCCCTCAATGCGGTGTTAGATAGCCGACAACCTATTGCAGCGCTAAACGCTCAGCAGTCCAAACCAACCCCAACACCATCGCAGGACAAAACAGGCGTTGCCGCTTTGTCTGCCGAGGATAAATACGCGGCTGACCAACTGGGTATTAGCCACAAAGATTACGCAGCACTGAAAGAGGAAGACCAGTAATGGCGATTATTACTCCTGCATTATTAACCAGCCTACAAACGGGCTTTAAAAAGAACTTCCAAGATGGCCTTGGTGAAGCACAGCCGCAATATACCGAAATAGCAACGGTGATCAGCTCCAACACTAAGTCAAATACATATGGTTGGCTCGGTAAGTTCCCTGCACTTAAAAAGTGGGTTGGAGAGCGTCAGCTTGAATCCATGAAAGCCCACGGCTACACGATTGTGAATGAAGATTTTGAAGGCACAGTCAGTGTTGACCGCAACGACATTGAAGATGATGAGCTAGGCGTATATGCGCCACTTATGCAAGAAATGGGACGCTCAGCGGGCATTCACCCGGATGAAGTGTGCTGGCCGCTGCTTAGAGCGGGCTTTACCACGCTTTGCTATGACGGCCAAAATTATTTTGATACTGACCACCCTGTTTACGAAAAAGCAGACGGTACTGGCGCAGTTGAAAGCGTTGCTAACATGGCTGAAGATGGCACTTATACAGGGCCAATTTGGTATGTGATTGATGGCTCGAAAGTCATTAAGCCAATCATATTCCAAGAACGGAAGAAGCCCGTTTTTGTCAGTATGACCAAAGTCGATGACGAAGCCGTGTTCACCAAAAAGCTATTCCGTTACGGCGTAGATTGTCGTGATGCCGCAGGCTTCAGCTTCTGGCAATTAGCCTTTGCGAACAAACGCGCCCTGAATGCCGACAACCTGTGGGACGCAATTAAAAAGATGCGTACTTTTAAAGCTGACGGTGGCCGCAAGCTTGGTATTCGCCCGACTAAATTGGTTGTGCCACCAGAGCTTGAAGATGTCGCAACCAAACTGCTTGAGCGTGAAATCGAAAACAACACATCTAATGAACTCAAAGGCCGCTTGAAGCTCTGCGTAGCGGACTACTTAGACGCCTAATTCACCCGTAAGTTAATTGCTCTGGTGAGTTACACACCAGAGCTTCCAGAGAGAACCTATGAAATGGAAAAGACTCAGATTGCTAGCGCCATTGGTTTGGCTTTTATCAAGATCCATAACTCACAACCCACGGGCTATAGGCGAGCGAGGATCACTTTGCAAAGTGGTGAAAACAACATCCCCGCAGAAAAAATCTCTATTGAACAACTGGAAAATTTGGAAAAAGATCCACGCCTTGCGGTGTCGCGCATTGCTCAAGCGAGTGAAGATACAACAACGACACCAAACATGGAGCCAGGAAGTATTTGTACCAGTGTAGAGGGCGTTGAAATTGACCTTGCAGGTGTTGACCCTGAGCTGCACCCATTCATTGGTGTAATGGCCATTGAGCAGTTCACTAAAAAGCCGTCGGTCGAGCAGCTAACCATTTCAATCAGTGATGATGAAAATGGTGAGACAGTCACTGGTGAACTAAAGCCAAGCGCTGCTCAGCGTGATGCTGCATGGCAGGTTTATCAATCTGCCCTAAAGAACGTGGAGCAATAAGCCATGACTTACGCTGCCGCTGAAGACATGCAAAACCGCTTTAACCACCAAGACTTGGTGCTGCTTACTGAGCGTGAGCACAGCACACCAGGTGAAGTGGATATGGCTGTGCTCACGCAAGCCCTTGAAGATGCCACAGCTGAGATTAACGCCTACTTATCTGGCCGTTACATGCTGCCACTTAACATTGTACCCACGGCATTAGTGCGCATTTGTTGTGATATTGCCCGCTACTTTTTAAGCGGCGATAACGCGCCGGAGCATATTCACCAACGCTACATGGATGCAGTGAAGTTTTTAAAAGCGGTGAATGCAGGCACAGTGTCGCTGGGTATCGATAGTCAAGGTGATAAAGCGGAGACTAACGACACCGCCGTGATGGAATCAGCAGGCAGCGTATTTGCTCGCAACAAAGCCAAGGGATTCATCTGATGTTTGAAATTAAAGATGACTTTTTAGCAGCGGGCCAACTGTTAGAAACTGCCCTAAGTGCAGTGCCTGGCATACGCCACGTTAAGGCACTCGATGACTTAGCCGAGATAGACAAAACCAATCATACCCCGAGCTTGTTTTATCTCTACTACGGCGAGCAATTAAAGGAGAGCGCTTACGCTGGAGCTAATACCCTGTTAACGCAAACTTGGCTTGTCATCTTAGCTGAGCGAAAAGGCAGCAAAACCGCAGGCAAAAACATTGCCGCCACTATCCGTGCCATTGCCGGAAAGATGACTGGCGATGCTGGCCCTTGGCAGCGCGTTAACACCCCAATCAAACCAAGATACACCAGTGGCCATGCGTTTTACCCGCTGGCCGTTACCTGTCAAATGAAGTTTAAAGGAGCACTTACATGAGTGGCTTACTAGTAGCGGGCAATTTCTTTATTGACCGATTAAACCCACAAGGCCAAAGCCTCGGTATTTTTGGCCCTATCAATATGACCAAGCTCAGCATCAAAACAGAAGCTGAGACCAAGACTCGTGCATCTCGTAAAAAAGAGTCTTATGGCCAAGCGTTAGATGACGTCAAGATTGCCAAGCCTGCTGAAGTGTCGTGCGAGTTTGACGACCAACCCTCTGAGTTATTGGCAATGGCGCTGATGGGTAAAGTGGTTGATCTAAACGAAGCCAGCGGCACGGTAACGGATGCAGCAAAAACCTTGCCCGCCAATCAGGGCTGGCTAGAGCTTGGCCATAAGAACCTAGCCGCTGAAGGTCTTACAGTTAAGCAGGCAACTACCACACTCACACTGGGAACTGATTTTGAGATCAACTATGCACTGGGTTTGATCCGCTCAGTCAAAGGTGGCGAAGTAGATGCAGGTGGCAGCATTACCGTGAGCTATCAACACAATGCGCGAAGCGGTAAAACCATCCAAGGTGGCATTGAATCACAAGTTCGAGCACGTATTTTTGGTGAGGGAACCAACCTTGCCAACGGTAAAGCTATCGAGCTTGAAGTATACGACGTATCACTGATGCCAGATAAAGAAATTGATTTCGCAGCCAGTGAGTTTGTGAGTGGTGGCCTAGCAGGTACTGCCAAGCTGCCAGCTGGTAAAGCAACCCCATTCACCTATACCGAACTAGACGCATAGCTCCCGTTGGGGCTTCGGCCCCTTTTTCAAATCCTTAAACTCATTTTCAAACTGAGCGGTTGTAATGGCTAATAAGACTCTTGAACTTGCACTCCGAATAGTGGCCGAAGCCACTGGCAAACAAAACCTTGAACAGTTAGTTGCTGAGCTGCGCCGTATTGAGCAAAGCGCAGATGATGCTGCACCTGCCACAGACCAACTCGGCCAGAATTTAGATGAGGCGGCCCAAGCTGCAAAGCAAACGAGTAAGCAATCAACTGAACTTGCCGATGACTTAGCGTCGTCAACTACCGCAAGCGCTAAGCTTGGTGAATCGCTCAGAGACGTTTCAGATAAAGCGAAAACCACGGCGAGTAATACCCAAGCGCTGAGTGGCGACTTAAATCAGGTTGGCACTGCTACAACGAACGCGAGCCAAAAAGCAGGCGTCCTTGCGGATGTCATAGATGAGCTAGGCAATCAACAAGAACTTATCCGTGCCTTTGAGCGTTCGAAGCGTGAACTCGAAGAGCAAGAGATTGCCACGGCTGCCGCCGCGCATGCACTCGACCTATTACAAAAACAAGCACAAGATACCACTGCGCCATTTGTAGAGCTTGCGCGAGGCATTGACCTTGCAGAGCGAGACTTGCAGCAAATGCGGGCTGAGCTGACACAGCAAATTACCAAACACAACTCTCTGCAAGCTGAGCTAAAACGCTCAGGCATTGATACTAAAGACCTTACCGTTGCAAAGCGTAATTTAGCCGCAGGCTTTGCTAAAGCTGGTAAGTCCGTTGATGGGTTTACACAAGACCTAAAACAAGGCAGTGCTGCCCAACAAGCACATGCAGAAAGCCTGGGTAACGTCGCAAGCCAAATCGCGGCGGTTGCTGCTGCCTACTTTGGGTTAGACCAAGTTGGCCAAGCCGTGCGCTCCGTGTTTGAAACGGGCGATAAGTTTGAAAAGCTCCAGGTGCAAATGAATGGTCTCATGGGCAGCATTGCCCAAGGTGAAAAGGCCAGCGCCTGGATAACTGAATTTACTAAAAATACGCCACTACAAATGGGTGAAGTTAGCCAAGCATTTGTGAAGCTCAAGGCATTCGGCCTCGACCCAATGGACGGCACGCTGCAATCCATCACGGACAGCGCACTAAAGCTAGGTGGTGGGTTTCAAGAGGTTGAGGGAATAAGCCTTGCGCTTGGCCAAGCTTGGGCTAAACAGAAACTGCAAGGTGAAGAGATTTTGCAGCTAGTTGAACGTGGTATTCCTGTATGGGATATGCTGCAAACGGTCACGGGTAAAAACGTCCAGGAACTACAAAAGTTAAGTAGCGCAGGCCAGCTAGGCCGTGACGTTATCAAGCAGCTGATTGATGAAATGGGCAGAACCAGCACAGGCAGTGCGGCTGCACAAATGGCACTATTTAGCGGCCAAGTCTCTAACGCCAAAGACAATCTGGAGCAGTTTTATAACCTCATCGCTAAGTCTGGCGCGATGGATTGGCTCAAGGGCCAAATTGGCGAACTAAACAAAGAGTTCGCAGCAATGGCAGCTGATGGCCGATTGCAAGAATGGGCGCAGTCAATCAGCGACACCATTGTGGCAACCGGCACAGCGATAAAAGACACCATCACTACGCTGTATGAATACCGTGAAGAAATAGGATTTGTAGCCAAAGCGTGGCTGGCCCTTAAAATCGGCTCTTATTTTAGTAGTGTTGTGGCAGGTGCAGTGAGTGCCACCCGGGCATTTGTTACCTATAGAGCCGCTATAACCGCAGCGACAACAGCCACCAATGCTGCGACCGTTGCTGCAAACCGCTGGCGTAATGTGGCTGGTGTGATTGCCCGAGGCGGTGTGTATTTAGCGCTAACCAATGAGGTTATTAACCTGATTGGTGAGTATCAAAATTTAAAAGTTGCTGAAGCAGGCGTCGCGGAAAGCCAGCGCAATGCCGAGCTACAGGCCGCCAAACTGAAAGGTGAGCTTGAGTTAATAAGCTCAACCACAGGCATTCTTGTTACCAGTTTAGAAGAAGTGGAAGCAGCTGTGGCTGCTGGCACGCTGGTCATGAATGAAACCACCGGAGCCTATGAAAACGCAGCACGTAAAGCCGAAGCGCTCGCCGAAGCCACACGCATTGCCGCTGAAGAAGAGCGCAAGCGCCAAGAATTGCTCAGGCTCACCATACCTGAAGCGCTGCGTGTGATCGAAACATTAGAGCAACAGGCGCAAAACCTAAATGGTGTACGCGCTGGTGTTGATGGTTTTATCCAATCCATTGAGTCGGCACGTACCGCGCTCGCTGGTGCTGGAGAAGAGTATAACCAACAGCTAGTGTTACTCGATTCATTAAAAACGAAGTTTACAGCACACAGTGAATCGCTAGAGCGCCAAGCATATCTGACCAATGATGTAAGTAAAGCCTATAAAGAGCTAGGTATCACCAGCGCCGACGCACTCACTCAAACGGCTACCAAGCTGCAAGGAGCGTTTGAACTACTCCAACAAAGCAACGAACCAGTTGCTATGCAACAGCAAGCATTTTTGAAGTGGGCGCAAGCTGCAATTGAAGCTGCTAGTGCAACTGACCAAACTGTGCCTGCGTCCGTTCAAGCCGCAGCGGCCGCACTGGGTTTAACTGCTGAATTGGATAAACTGGTTAATGCTGCGAATAAACTCAAGCCTGCCACAGACATTAATAGCGATGCAGTAAACCGCTTTGCTACGGCTTTGGATAAAACCAAAGCTGCAATGGAAAATCACAAGAGGATACTTGATAGCTCCACTGCAAGCGCTGAGCAAAAGCGAAAGGCGCAAGCTGCCCTTAACCATCAAACAGGGTTGGTTATAGAGCAAGAATCCGACCTAGCTCGCGTACGAGAGCTAGAAACCAAAAGCTTGCAGCAGCTAAGTTCTGAGCAGCGCAAACTGGAGCAAGAGCTAGAGCAAGTTAATCAACAGTACCAAGTCGGTGCGTTGTCAGCTGAAGACTACCAGCACAAAAAAGACCGAGTTAGCCAAATCTTGTCTGTGGTAAACAACTTGCTCGGTGATTTTAAGAGTGCTCAGGATGCAGCAACGGATGCAACCAAGCGAGGAACCCGCGCAACTGAAGATGCAACAAAGGCCAATGAGCGGTCTCTAAAAAGCCTGCGCGAGCAAAAAGAAGAGTTAGAGCGTGTAAGCCAAAGCGCCAACCGTGCTGCAACCAGCATGAGTAACTACCAAAACCGCAACCGCCCAACGGTTGAGCAGATAGTGGACTATCAGGAAAAGTACGAAACTGGGCGCGGTGCAGCTTATCGATTTGAAAGTGATGAAGTCATTGCCGAACGCGCCCGTCGCGAGCGCGAGAAAATGCAGCAGCAACAGTACGCGCAGTTTGAGCGTGCAATTAACGCATCCACATCAACGTCAGAGTTATCCAAAATTTATGACCGGATATTTAAACAGCTCGTTTATATCGATGGCGAACAAAAGCGCGCATTGCGAGATTTAATTGACCGCCAGCGTGAATCGCTCAAACAAGTTGCCAGTGCCAAGCGTAATCCCACACGCTCAAACACAATCACACCGCGTGAAAACACTGAGTATTACAGCCCAAGCCCTGTGCTGACTAGGCCAAACAATAGCTCCCCGCTGAGTGATGCTGTTAATGGCAAACTCGATAAATTGCTAACCCTACTGACAGGCCAGCAATCCGGTAAACGCATTGTATTGGAACTCAAATTACCCAGTGGCAACACTGCTGAGCTGTACACCACCATTCGAGACCAACTATTAGAAGAGCTTGAACAATTGAGTAACGCCCAATGATAGTAATTAACGCCATAGAACTACCACACGCCGTGTGGACAGATGAGCACGATTATCAAGCCGTTGCCGAGCAAACGGAACTCGCCATTAACGGCGCGCCCCATATTGAAAAAACGCTGCTACCTGGTCGGCCTATCACAATTGAGAGTGTGCTGGAGGCAGCGAATGCCTACATTGCACTATTTGACCATAGCCGAACCACACTAACCGTGTTTGATATATCGATACGAGGCACGGTATACACCGTGGTTTGGGACCACAGCCAAAAGCCTGTCACGGGCAGCGCCGTCAGTTATTACTCGGATGCAGCACCTGATTTTTTTGAAAACATAACCTTACGACTAAAAACGGTGTAACCATGTTAAGAAGTCACCTTAAAATATTTAAGCCCCAGCGGCTTGGCAGCGCCCCCAATGCAGGCGGCCACCGCACCAACAACGCGGTGGTAAGCGGAAAGCTAAATGATGTATTTAGCTCAATCAGCGACGTCGACCATGCACGCAGCGCTTTTGATTTGGTCAAGCTTTACCCTGCTGTGGCAACGGATGATGCAACAAAATTATCTAAGGCTCATGTATTTATTTCCGACCAACCAGAAGACCCTTTAGTTCACACATTGCTGGTTGAATCTCCAGATTTACGCGACGATTCACTGCTTGAAGATATGTTGGAGCTTATGACTGCAAGCGCGACCAAGTACCACGGGTTGAGTCATTTAACATCGCCATATCAAAGCGGCGAACTGCACCTAAGAGTGCGAGACTTGCAGCGCTCCTTAGCGCCAAGTGTTACCCGTACTCAGTCTAAACAAGGACTGAGACCACAGATGGACAGCGATAGTGATGTAACGGGATATCGATACAAAAAGATTGAGTCATTTGGTAATTTAAGTGAGTTTAGTATCGATATTCCAGACTTATTGCTCGATTACACAAGAGTTGTTGTGCGCGAGCATTCGTGGTTTTCTCTTTGGAAGCAGCACACTATCAACGGCACGGTGGTATCAGGGGAAACGTATGAAGGAAGATATTTGCCTAGCGGTTACTTTCTTTGGATCTACTACTTATCAAAGCTGGATTTTAGGTTTCATTCTTTTGGCTCAAGTCAAAACATCACATTAGGCGCGACAGAAACCATTGTTAAAGGGACGGTTAAGCTAAAAAAATCCGGCTCTAGCCAAATAATCACAGATGATGGCGCTGGTCGCTTTATCCATTCTGGCTACATTATCGCGACGATTGATTATGATACGGGCGTAATTACAGAGTTAGAGCCAATCGATTATAGCGGGACGGTAAGCGAAGAACTGGGCGCGTTAATTCAGTTAAAGCCACTTTCACTGCGAGAAATCGAATTTGCGTTACCGTCTCAATCATTTGCTCGAAATAGTATTTATATTCGCGCAACGTCTGAGGCAGGCACTGAATATAGTGCATCTAGCGATGACAACGGCAACATCACTGGTACTAATATAACTGGCTCAGTAAGTAGTAATGGCACGGTTTCACTGGTGTTTGCAGTAGATATGGTGCAGGAATCTATTACCTATGATTATGATGAACTCACTATTATCAATGTGCCTAGTCCACCTGGTGGCATTGACCGCAGCAAACTACCGGAAGGCGGCTATGTACCAATATTTCATGAGTTTAATCTTGTGTGCGTGCAAGACCGTCACCGGACCCAACACGCAACACTGAGCGATGGCCAAGAATTAACGGTAACCGTTGACGCTAACTGGGTAGATATCGTTGATAATGAGGGGCTATCGCTCTACAGCGCCAATGATGACAATTACAGCTATGACAAAGCCACAGGCAAAGTCACAATCAAGCCTGGCATTACCAACTTTTCTGGCCCGTTCATCATAACCACCGTCTTGAGTGAGTTGGTCTTAGTGGATGCAATCGACGGCGACACGCTCAAAATACTCTCACCACTTAAACGAACATATGACGTTGGCGCAACCGTTTCTAGCGCCTATGTGCTCGGCGACTTACAAGCGCTGACTAAAGATGAACGGACACTCTCAGCCTGGCAAAATAACTTTGGTGATTTTGGCTCTCCGGCATCGAGTGCGATCAACACCACACAATACCCAATCGAGCTGAGCAACCTTGGCACCATTGCCCAGCGTTGGGCAATAGTATTTACCAGCACCACTGCGTTTTATGTAGTTGGCGAGCATGTAGGCACCATTTATAACGGCGACATTACCAGCGACTGCACACCCATTAATGCTAATGCAGGTTCACCATTTTTTGTTCTACGCAAAGAGGCTTTAGGCTCAGGGCTAAACCCAGGCGAAGCGTTTTTATTTGAAACCACCACTGCAAGTAAGCCAGTTATGCTGACACGCTCGGTAAGCCCAGGACACAGTGACATTCAATATGATAAATCAACATTAGCATTTAGAGGCAGTAACTCATGATTTCGGCAATGAATCGACTTAAATTATTCCAAAGCACAGACGTTGGTGCTCCGAGTGGTAATAACTCAGACGCTGGAACGGTTGATGTATTAAAAAAGGTGTTAGTAGATGGATATGGAGAGGTCTCACCTGCGGGCTGGAGTGCCCCATTTAGTAGTACAAATAGTATCGTATTGAAAACAGCCAATGATGATTACTTCTTTAAGGTATATCCCGCCGTGAACTACTCAAAAGGGCTAGCAATACACGGCTACGATGCAATGACCACTATTAATGATGGCGTTAATAGGATGCCTGATATTGATTCCAGTGGCCCAAAGTACTCCCCTGATAGCGTTCCAACTATGCCTAAGCTCAGTGCAAATTGGACAATTTTAGCTAATGAGTATTGCTGCTACGTCCTGAGTGATAACGGAATTTGTGCATTTATAGGCAGCCTCGACAGCAAAGGGGCGGCTCCCAATTGTATAACAGGTGGGTTCCACGGTTGGGACGACACAAGAATGGATAGAGGATTTCCATTTGGAGCTGACTACCACACTATGTTTATTCGTGCGATGGCTGGTCGTGAGTTTATTAAGTTAAAACCAAACCATTACATACTGGAAGTTTCTAAAATTAAGCCTGTGGGCGAAAAGAATCTAATTTACCAGTGCGGCATTACCATAGACGGCACTGAAGCCTTTTTCCCAGGAATGTTTGGTGCATTATTCAACTCAATCAATGACTTAAATATAGAGGGGTATCAGTTCTTTAAATATCACAGAACGGGCAGCTGGAATAGCCATGCCAATGGTGAGGTGTACTTATGTTTACAGTAAGCCGTCGCTTTATAGGAAGCAGTGAAAGATTGATTGGACGTCGAGAAGATCTGCCAGCCAAAGATAGTGCAGCCCACTATGTTTTTTCTATTAAGCTTGATACGTCGAGAGAGAATAGCAATGAATTGGTTTTGGCCTATGACAAAGCAAATAACTACAAACTCATCGGCGCTGCTCGTCCAACAAATAAAGAGTGTGTTATTAAAACGTACAATGCCCGACCACTGAATGAGTTCTTATTAATAGCAATAGATAATGAACAGGATCTTGAGGCTGAGGCCGTTGATAACTGTAAACCTGAAGTTGTATGGCTGTGATTGTCATTAAGCTTGCTCAGCAAGCGAGTAATAAAACATCCCCAATAACAATTACATTTGGAGGTGGTGATACCCCAGTAATTGAGTACATTTCCTGTGAGATGGATTTTAATTTATCTAGCCAGAAAAGCATTACTAATAACGTAGCATTGGCATTTGGGAGAGCCCAAGACATAGATACTATCAACCAACTAATTTCATCGTCAGCAGGCTCGATAGGCAATAATGTATATTTCAACTACCTCAATCAAACCAAAAGTGGCACGAAAGAGTGTTCATTTGGATGGTCTTTAAGCGCACAATACTCAATTGAACGTGACTTTTCTTGGCTAAAAGGTAAATCAGTCGGCGCTAAAAGTTGCATAGAGTGGCGAGGTAAAACAGCAACCCATGAAAGTAACTACGTGATTTATTATGGGCTAGCTGAAAGAAAGTACATCTGTTATCGAGTGGAGCATCCCAAGGCTGGTTCGATAAAGATGTCGCTGAACAAGTCCCAAGTTAGTCCGGAGTTTAGAGTAACTATTAAAATGATGCCAATAGAAAAAGTCTGCTACTGGGGGTTACCCGGCGGGCCAGTTCGCTCCGATGATGACATTCCCCCTATTGATTCCAAAATCCCCATAGAGCCACAGATACAGAGATATTACATCATGCAACCATCAATCAGCTGTAATCGACTAAGTGATGATTTAAAAATACTGATAAATAGTATCAACATTACATGGCAACGTGGCCAGTTTGCTGCAACGGGCAACATCAAGTTTTGCAGCAGAATAGATATGGAGCGTGCAATTGGCCAACAGTTAAAGCTAGTCATTAATGGCTACGAGTTTGTGGTGATTTGCGAGCAACCCAGTACAAGCAATCGATTTGCAAATAATAGCTACAGCGCGTCGATACGCTCAAGGTTTGCAGAGCTTGCAGCGCCGTATCAGCGGGAGCGTAATTACGTAAACACCGTAGATAAGACGCTCGCAGGTATCATGACCGACATACTCGAAAACACTGGCTGGACGTTAGACAACAAAATGATTGATTACCCAATCCCAGAGGGGGCGTTTTCGTATCGAGGATTGACGCCAGCGGCCGCACTATTAAAAGTGGCCAGCAGTATTGGCGCGATATTGGACATTAACGATACAATCAAAACCGTCTCAGTTGTGCCTGAGTGGCCAGTTAACCCGTGGAGTACTGAGCAAGCAACGCCTGATGTCATTCTCAATGATGCTCTAATACTAGAGCACAATACACGAGACACCATTCAGCCTGAGCACAACGTTGTTTTTGTGAGGGGTGAACAACAAGGCGTTGCATGTAAAATCAAGCGCCAAAATACTCCTGCCACTGATTACGCTCGCGACATCGTAGACAATCTAATCACCGATGTACAAGCCGCGCGTCAACGTGGTACTTGTGAGCTTGCCAGAAGTGGCAATAAACGAACCGCAACCATTCGCACCAAGCTCAAAGCTGATCTGCCACCAATCAGACCGGGGATGTTGTTAGGTGTAAGGTTCGAAGACGAGCTATACAAGGCAACGGTGGACTCACTGGCTATCTCTGCCAGTATCAGTAACCAAGGCGCGATTATGGTAAATCAAACAATTCAGGCGGTACGCAATGTCTAACACACTAAACAGACTCGGATCGGTCCTCTCTGGCACACAGCGCAGTATAGTAAAAGTGCTAACAGTAAATAATGATGGCACTACCACCGTAGAGCACAGCGACGGCACAACCAGCCGCGTACTGGGTGATAGTGTTCAAGAAGGCTCTGCATATATAGAGAATGATCGCATTACAGGGCAAGCACCGGACTTGCCGTATAGTGAGGTAGAGGTTTGAGATAATTAATTCTATAAACTCTATTGTGAGAAGAAGCGCCAATCGTTTAAAGTTCATTAACTAGAAATAAGGACCTGCTGGGAATAAAAATGAATGATGATAACCTTATGATACGAGTATTAGAGTGGGCAACAAAGCAAACAGAGTTCAGTTTCCAAGAGCTATGTGAGCATGTTCAACTAAATGATACTGAGAAAAAGCAACTAGTTCTGCTGATAAACTATAAATCTGTGTTATTCCATAATCACAGCGCATTCTACACTTCATACAATCACCCTGATGTAAAAATATTCGCAAGTGCAGAAGATCACTTTAGGTATTTGGAATATGTAGAGCTTAAAGAAGCTAGACAATCCTCAAAAGATGCCAATAGAAAAGCTATGGTGGCTATCTGCATATCAATAGCTTCTATGATACTTTCAGCGGGCATCAGTATCTATGCCATAAAGTCAGAAATCAACATACCGCACAAAGCTTATGAATTATTCAGTGAAGAACACAACAAGGCGCTGAAGGAGCTTAAATTAGTAAGAAGTAATCAACTAGAACTAAACTCGATTATAAAATCACAAGCGATTTGTAAAATCGAGCACGACCCTACCTACTAA